AACACACTTGCACAAATATTAAAAGCACGTAAAGGTGACACAAACGCATACAAAGCTTTAGAAGATAGTGCTTATGGAGCGCCAGTACAACAAATAGACCAAACAATATTTGAACAACCAATATTTCCAGATATAGATGTTTCAAAGAACGACGGCAGTAAACAAGATAAGTAGGTTAGAAAAACGAATCAAAATAGTACAAGGTGGTACAAGTGCTGGTAAGACTATTTCAATTCTAATACTACTAATTGACAAAGCTATAAAAATACCTAACTTAGAAATAAGTGTAGTTAGTGAATCAATACCACATTTAAGACGTGGTTGCATACGTGACTGCATAAAATTACTTAAAGGTTTAAATAGATACCGTGAACAACTTTTCAACAGAAGCTTGTTAAAATATCAATTTACAAATGGATCATTTATAGAGTTTTTTTCTGCTGATGATAGTTCAAGGTTACGTGGTGCAAGGCGTGATATACTTTATATTAACGAATGTAACAACGTAACTTTTGAAATGTATAATGAACTTGCTATACGAACTAAAGACGAAGTATATTTAGACTTTAACCCTTCCAATGAATTTTGGGTACACGAATTAGTCAATGATAGCAACGCAGAATTTTTAAAGCTAAACTATTTAGATAATGAAGCACTTGATAAAAACATAATCTTTGAAATAGAAAAGGCAAAAGAAAAAGCAAAGACTTCTGCATATTGGAAAAACTGGTGGTCTGTTTATGGTCTTGGTGAGATAGGCAACTT